CGGCGGTTTGGCGCACGTAGACTGAGATCGAAACGGTCCAACGTTGCCTTCGGGACGGGTCGCTTGCCTTCCCAATCCATGATTGTGCCGTCCTTGGCGATCCGGAAAAATCCCGGATTAACGAACTCGAACCCGATCGTGAAGTTGTTGCATCCGGTCCGGCCAGCCAGCTTCGACGGTCCGGCGTGCCATGCAACCCGGTTGAAGGGGACAAGCTGCGTGATCGTTCCATCAGTATCGATCACCAAATGTGCAGATACCTTGGCAGCCGGATTTGTCAAGGTTCGAATTGCACTATCGGCATTGAAACTGGCGGTGTAGTGCATGATTGCACCAGTCGGTGTCATGAACCCGGAGATGTTGGGAGACCGCACGACGCGCACGCCTTCGAGGATGTGGTTTTTGACTTGCATGGTATCTCTTTCTTATCGCAGACCGAGGATCATCATCGATCCGCCGGTGATGTTCCCAGCAGCGCTGAGCAGGAGCCGAACGGCATCCACCTTCGCGTTGCTGGCTTGGAAAATAACGTTACCTTCGTTGCTCTGGATAACCTTGATAGCCCCATCGATGTTAGTCGGCAGGCGCATGAAAATCGTTCTTTGACCGTTGTTGGTTCTGACATGGCTGGCGGCATTATTCCTGTTGGTCAGGGTTCCTGTATTCGCCAGAAGAGTGTAGTCAGTTGCACCAGAAAAGTAGCTCACTCCGTTATTGGTGCTAAGCTGTAACAAACGAAGAACAGAAGCACTGGTTGAAATATCTTTACAGATAACAATCAGTTCTTTGTAATCGCCCAGATTGTTTGCATCGACCATCGTGACGTTAGTCGTCCACGTCCACTGGAAAGCGATCTCCCACTTAGGACCAAATACCGATCCGGGATCGCCCGCGAGAGCGGCAATGTCGCCGGCACTCGTCCTCACGCTCTCCCCGTCCTGAACGATGTGAACCTGCTCTGAGCCATCCAGCAGGCCCGCTACGTCTAATGCTAATGTGTCTTTATCAGCCATTTCAATTTCCTTTTAGGTAAGGATTCCACCAGTGTCTCCGGAGAGTAGCAAGCGCCCGGTTTCGCCATTCAACAAAAGCGACCCAGAAGGCAGCTTGGTCGGGTAACGATTGCCCGGAGGTGTGAAGTTTTCGGTGTATCGTTCAACGTCTTTGGTAATCCGAATTTCGTCGTAATACCCGCACCATCCGAAAACATTGGATGCGACATTCCATTGGCCGATCCGGAAAACCCGGTTCCACAACGTTGCAAACGCGGTTCTACCGATATTCTGACGTTCGCCGTTTACGAACAGAACCGCTCTACCAGTTTCGTCACGACAATAGGCGATGTGATACCACTGATCGATGATGCTTTGGACGTTTGTCGTCGTCACACCATCCATCAGGATACCAGTAGTCGCGCCATCAATAGCGCCGTTATTACCGTTTAACTGGTTGTGAATACCGATACTCGGTAACGCTGTGTTAACTGGATGAGTTCTGTAGAACCAGCCCTCGAAAGTCATCTGGGGACCAAAGGCCCCTCCTTCAAAGTCAGCCAGTTTGACTTCGACATAGAACGAATTACCTGTCACCAGAGACAAGTTGGACGCTATGGCTGTGTCTCCGAATGGAGAATCGATCGAGGCTACGGACACACCGACCGGAGCGATGTGTTCTCTGTATCGGGGGTTACCCAGATTCTCGATCACCCCATTACGGGTAGACAGAAGGCAGACTACGTTATCCCAATGCTCATCCCCTGCCGGAGTCGGCGGGACCGGGATTACTGGCATCTCCCCTGACGCCGGGATGTAGCAATATGCCTCGTGGAAGTTCGTCGGGAAATTGATCTGGTTGGTGCCATTCACGACTTCGCCATAATTCATCGAGCCCATGATAGCCATGACGACCTTACGGGCACCGACCGGGATCGGACAATCGACATTGAGACCCACAAACCTTGGCGATGCAACCCGTGGGTTAGGTGAACTGAAAACCCGGCGGCCGACTACTTGATCTGACACATCCAGAAACTCGACATAGGCCCACCCAAAATCATCGACCTCATTCTGAGTTGCGATAGCCTTAAAACGAAAAGCCGCCAGTCCGTTGTCGATGCTGGTGAAGTAGCTGCTCGGAAGATCATCCACACACCGAAGGTCCATCACCCTCTGGGTTGTGGTCAGCGAAGTAGCCAGCCAACTCAGGTTTGCTGTATCGATAATGGTGCCGCCGCGAGCGTCGGTCCATTCCGTATTGTCAGTCTTGATGATCGAGCCCATCAACTGAGTCGGTTTGCTGAGATATTCGCGAGCATCCTCAAACCCGTCAACGAGACGGGCAGAGATGCGGCTCATGACGTAGTTACCTTGGAAAGCACTCAACCCAGCTAGGATACCCACCTCAACGGTCCGGGTTCCCACTGGTAGGAACATAGCCCCTTGCGTGTTCTTGAAAGTCTTATCCGTCACAACAGCGTCGCTGCTGGATGCGTTTAGCATTTGACTATTCTTATCCAACGCGAGCGCCACGAGGGTGCCGTTCCCAGCGTGATCGAAAGGGGCAGCCGCTAGTGCGGAGTATTCAAGGAAGACTCCACCTGCATCAATGTCATCAAGATATTGAACAGGGATAAGGAGTCTATGATAATCCAACAATGTGGTGGAAGAATTTCCTGTAGCCCAACGCCAGCGATCATTCGGGTCTTCTTCGTAAAGAACACCAGAAGTATGGATAGTCCTAGGGGACGGGCTGGCACCGACAACGCTCCGCCAAGTTACTGCTCCGTCCTTGGGATCAGGGAATGCCAAGTCATAGGGGTATGTCGCATCCGGGAGGATCGGGGCGGCATAAGCCGGCCCACTACGCGGGGGCGGTAAATCCGCGATCGGGCTATTGATGAAGTCTTCTTCCCGGTAACGAACGGCGTCCCACGTCATCCGCAAGCAGCGGATTACGCGAGCCGAGTCAGCATTGATGGTCAAATCAGCCGTCGGTGTGTCAGGTGCAAATGGAGCCACGGCGCTACCCATGTATTTACCCTGCTGGTAGAACCGATAAACCCCCATCTCGTCACGGGTAATTATTGTGGTTTCAGTGGCTCTGGGGAAATACCAGTCAGCATCTATGTTGGGCCACGAAAACACCTCAACAAAAGATGTCCCATTCCAGACGCGAAAGGCTATAACAGAAGTTCCGGTAGCGAGGTGCCAGTTGCCCGGACAAATAATCTGAACGACACTGTTACCCGAAGAACTATTCCAACCAATATCGACTTCAAAGGTGAAAGGCTCCGTCCGCCCACCAAAGTTCCATTGTCCGTCCACATGCGCTATGGTTCCGACGCCGCTGAATTGTAAGCTACTTGCGGTTAAACCAGTGATCGTGGCTCCGCGCTTGTAATCAATAGCAGCACCATCGAAAGGATCGAGGACACACGTAGTCTTATCCCAGAAAGGATCGGTATTGAATGGCTCGTAGTCAACAGGGCCAATCGGATTCGGGGCTGTTGGAATGACAAACCCGGCATCAGAAGCATACCGAGCAACCCCCTTTGTTACCCGGAAATCATCCAATAAGCCCTCAAAATTATTCATACCACCAATAGACGATGAGTGGTTTCTACCCATCAAGATCAGCTTAGTATCAACCTTTCGGATTTCATTTGGAAAAGTCCCAGTTGCCACGGTTTGACCGTTGACATACATACGGACCGTCCCCTCGATGTCGCGCTCTACGCAGATGTGAGTCCACGTATTGGCTGGTAAGTCCGCTCCTTCGAGATTGAAGAAGTTGGCTTCCGTCCCATCGATCGAGGCTCTGAAAGTCAGGGCGTTGTTGTTGGTCCCAATGAACCAAGAACGCTCCGTTTTCAGATACCAGTTACCCATGATATAGCGGAAACCGCTAAACGCCGGACGATTGATCCAGCCCTCAATGGTAAAAGCCCCGCGTCCGAAATCGAACCGCTCTGGATTGCGATCGTAACGGATTCCCATGGTGTTACTGGAGACAGATTCAAATGCCTTTAGGAACTTAGCCGGCGTGTCCCGGATGAACAAAAACCCCCTATCTCCGTTCACATAGTCATTGTATTTCGACAGGTCCCGAAACCCCTTATCCGCTTGGAGAAGAAGAGAGACTTTGTTGTAGTAAGGATCACCGGGAATACCTAACGAGGCACTGGTCGTGGCTTGCAGGAGTCGTGTGGTGGGTTCAATTTCGTCGGCGTTTTTATTATTCCGGGCAAGCGCCTTGATACCCAATTGGCTGACGCGCACGTCGGGGATATTCTTGACAAGGCTCTGCACACCGATCTGAGCCAGACGTGCGTCAGGATCGCCCTTTACGAGCCCTTGGATGCCAATCTGAGTAACGCGTGCCGTCATAGTGTCAAACTAACTCGTGGTTGTAATGCATTTACAGAAAGAGGTGTCCAAGTTACATCACCATCAGGGTCTCTATTGAACACAGCTATCACAGGCCCATAGCTGGTCGATAATGTTGTCTCCAAACCTTCCGACACGATCCCGTTACTGACCACACCTAGCTTAATTGCCCGGTCACCTAATCCATCTTTACGAGCTATACCGAAGACCTTCACCGCCAAGACCTCGGTAGGGTTGCTGGCTAAGTCAGTGACTCCGAAGGAAGCTGAGCCCCCCACAGTTGAGCTTGAGATGTAAGTGGTGTCGCCATCCTCGCTGGTATCGTCCACAGCTTCCCACGCCGTTCCGGTGTTGGGAGTCCACCCGGTGATGGTCCCGTCCGCATTTGCGAACAAAGTCTCAACTTCGACATCCCCTAGGAAGTCATTGTTCTCGTCACCAGTTTCATCCCATAAGGTAATATCATCAATATCAACCACACCACCGAAAGCAAAAGCTAGGTTTAGCCTCACTGAATCCACCGAAACCGCACCGTTTACGTTGTTTGTGTCTCTTTCGATGTAAATGATGGTTTTTCCGTTGAGCTTTACTTCAAAGAATCCACCATCGACTCCGAAGTCGGCTGACCTACCTTTGACTTCGATATGATACCACTGCCCAAAAACCAGCGGGACAGGGTATGTCACGTTGGGATTACCTGTTCCACCGGCTGTGGTCGTATAAAGTCTACCGATGTTATCCATCTGTAAAGAGTATTGAGCAACACCATCACGCTCTACGCGATACAGGATGCGTCGGTTCGATTGACTTTCCATGCTTATGACACGGACACGGAAAGAAGCACCCATTACTGTCAAAGGCGGCGGGGATACAGGGACGAGAACCGAGCCACCACCGGAAACGATCCGGAGGGCTTTTCCTCTCCCAGATTCTGTATCGGTTACCAACGAGCAGCCTGCACCTACAGTTGAAAAAGTCCTTTGAACATCTTCAAGTGTCTCGAACTCGTCAAAACCAATTAACTCGTAAATCATACTCTTGTTCCTGCGAAACTCACCGAAAGGTTAGCTAATTCACTAACATCAGATGGACTAACCACTGACAAACGGTCTCCAGCAACAAACGATGCACCCTCAGCGGCTACGAATGTTCCTGTATTTTCTCCAAAAGCGAAGCTTACGGTTCCGATAACCGTGTCATTCTTCTTGATCTGGAAAGTCACAGGACCGATGGGTGTGATATTTGCGTAAGCGAACGATCCTTCGAAATTGATTGGGAGCGTGAAGTCCCGTGTAGCGGTGTAGGTGAACACTTCGAAAAGACCCGGAGGAACACCTTGGAAATACGAAGAAAT